GTTGTGTGCATCGTGCTGGACCGACAGGATCACGGGCCAGAACTTAAAGCAAGCGAGGATGGATAAATGACTGATTTGTTGACTGCGCTGCATCTTTCTGTGATGTTGCTGGATTTGAAGATTCGGATGATGGAGGCGATCAATGAGGAGAGGTTTGACCTGGCGATGACGTACCACTTGCTGATACTGGTCAGGACTGATGAACTTCAAGCGCATAAGTGGGCAATGAGTCCTCGGGCATGGGCCATGTATGAGACCATTCACCCATGAGTAAAGAGAATGTGTTTGCGTTGTGGGTGGAGCGATATCAGCCGGACCCTGTGCTATTTGTGCGGGAGGTGCTGGGGGTTGACCCTGACCCGTGGCAAGTGAAGTTTCTGGGGGCCATTGCCCGTGGGGATAGGAAGATAAGCGTTAGGAGTGGCCACGGGGTGGGGAAATCCACTGCAAGCAGCTGGGCCATGCTCTGGTACTTTATGACTAGAAGTCCAGTCAAGGTGGTGGTGACTGCACCGACTAGCTCTCAGCTGTATGACGCGATGTTTGCAGAGCTGAAGCGCTGGATCAATGCCATGCCTTTGCCTTTGCAGGGACTGCTGACTGTCAAGCAAGAGAGGATTGAATTCAATGCTGCACCGACTGAGATGTTTATCAGTGCCAGAACATCACGGGCCGAGCAGCCAGAGGCTTTGCAGGGAATTCACTCAGAGAACGTGATGCTGGTGGCCGATGAGGCTTCTGGTGTGCCAGAGCAAGTATTCGAGGCCGCGGCTGGCTCGATGTCTGGGCATAACGCGGTGACGCTGTTATTGGGTAATCCGGTCAGATCGAGTGGGTTTTTCTACGACACCCACACGCGCCTGGCTGATGAGTGGACCACATTTCAAGTGGCGTGTACGGACTCGCCACGGGTATCGGATGAGTACGTCAAAGAGATGGCCATGCGCTATGGCGAGGAGAGTAACGTCTACCGGATTCGCGTGATCGGGGAGTTTCCCAAGGGTGACGATGACACTGTGATTGCCATGGACCTCTTGGAGAGTGCGGTCAATCGGGATGTCGCGCCAAGTGAGTATGCGCCCATGCTATGGGGCTTGGATGTGGCGCGGTTTGGAAGTGATAGGTCAGCTCTGTGCAAGCGCCAGGGGAATGCGGTGACTGAGAATATCCGGACATGGAAAAATTTAGACTTGATGCAACTGACTGGCGCGGTGGTGGCCGAGTACCAGGCGCTGCCACCGAGCCAGCAGCCGAAAGAGATATTGGTCGATTCGATTGGATTAGGTGCTGGGGTGGTGGACCGGCTCAGAGAGCTGGGCTTGCCGGCCAGAGGCATCAACGTGTCCGAGTCCCCAGCGATGGGTGGAACGTACAGGAATCTGAAGGCTGAACTTTGGTACAAGGCAAGGGCATGGCTTGAGGCCAGAGATTGCAAGATGCCAAAGGATGAGGTCTTGATCGCTGAACTGGCCACAGTGCGGTACTCATTCACTTCAAACGGCAAGATCGCTATTGAGGGGAAAGATGAGATCAAGCGCAGAGGATTGCCAAGTCCTGACAAGGCCGATGCCTTTGTCCTGACATTTGCAAGTGATGCAATGGCGGGGATGTACGGCAGCACTGGCTCAAGCAAATGGTCTCAGCCCCTGCGCAGAAACTTGTCGCGGGTTGCATAATTCGGGTATTGACAAACCAATGGGGGAAACCTATGAAGGCAATGAGTAAAGCGCAAAAGAAGGTTGGCTCTGTGATGAAAGAGTTTGGCTCTGGCAAGCTGCACAGTGGCAAGGGTGGCCCAGTGGTCAAGAATCCCAAGCAGGCGGTGGCCATTGCCATGTCTGAGGCAAAGATGCCCATGCGCGGTCAGCGCACGGCAAAGAACAAGGCGAAAAAATAATGGCTACTTTAAAACGCACCATGGACCAGGTCATGGACAAGGAAGAGGGCGAGGACATGGAGGGTGGCGAGAACTGCCCCATGCCCACGCAAGACATTACGCTGAATCTGAAAAACCGAGCCAAGGCAATCACCAGCGCGGCCTATGGTCCTGAGAATCCCAAGCTGCCAAACGAGGCTTTTTGGCGTAAGAAGTCGGACCAGTGGGACATCAGCATTGTGGATGCCAAGAAAAGCCTGTGCGGTAACTGCGCGGCATTCAATGTGTCTGACAACATCAAGCAGTGCATTGCGCAGGGTATTGGCATGGAAGCTGACCCATGGGGAACAATCAAGTTGGCCGATCTGGGTTACTGCGAAATCTTTGACTTTAAGTGCGCAGCGAGTCGCACTTGCGATGCATGGGTGGTCGGTGGTCCGAACACTGGTGAGCAAGAGGGTGAAGAATCTGAAAACTATGAAGAGGATGAAGAATCATGAAACAAGGTTTGTATTCCAATATTGCAGCCAAGCGTGAGCGTATCAAGTCCGGCTCTGGCGAGAAGATGCGCAAGCCTGGTGCTAAAGGCGCTCCATCAGCTGCTGACTTCAAAGCCGCGGCCAAGACTGCAAAGCCAGTGAAAAAGAAATGAAGACCCCAGCTTGGCAGCGTAAAGAGGGCAAAAGCCCGTCTGGCGGCTTAAACGCCAAGGGCCGTGCCAGTGCGAAGGCTGCTGGTATGGACCTTAAAGCGCCAGTCAAAGCAGGCGACAACCCAAGGCGTGCATCATTCTTGGCACGCATGGGCAATATGCCTGGGCCTGAGATGAAGGGTGGAGAGCCGACACGGCTGCTGCTGTCATTGAAGGCATGGGGTGCAAGCTCCAAGGCAGATGCCAAGGCAAAGGCCGCGGCCATCAGTGCCAGGAACAAGGCAAAAAAATGATCTGTCCGATTGTCATTGCCACTGTCAAGGGCCATGGGTTGGCTGTGCTGCTTGAATCCATCAAGCAATACGCGCCAGAGTGTCCGGTCTATCTGCGCGGTCCTGAGTCGGTGATTGACAATTACCAAGCTGACTTCAAGATTTATGGCCAGCCAAGGAGCTTTGGCGAGGACTACAACGAGATCATTGAGATGGCGCTCAAGGACTGGTCATCATGCATTGTGGCCAATGACGATATTGTGCTGACACCCACCAGCGTGAAGGTGCTGATGGAAGATGTGGCCATTGTCAGGACCATGAACAGCTACAAAGCAGGGTGGGTGGCGGCAAGGTGTGACGCGGCCAGACCTTGTCAGAATGTCCGGATCACTGAGCAGCCGGAGAAGCTAAACTTCTACAAATTCCCCTCTGAGGCCCACATCAAACTGGTCCAAGAGGTCAGCCCAATCTTTGCATGGATATCAAGTGACGCATTCGAAGAGGCAAAGTTTCCCCCTCTGAATTGGTACAGTGACGATGTGCATTGTATGGATTTGGTGAGAAAAGGCTATGGCCACTATGTGAGCGCAAGTTACGTTCACCACATTGGCTCAAACACCATTGGCTTTGACGCGCAGAAGCTCCATGATGAGGCGCTGCCATGGCTCAAAGAAAACAGGCCAGAATATGCGAGTGCCTGGTTTGATTCTTAATCTTGGGTCCGGCAAGGACTGGAATGCTGAGTATCTGAATGCAGATATTCAAGCCAGCAAGAATCCTGACTGGCTGGTCGATATCAGCAAAGTGAAGTGGGGCGACACGCTAAAGACTAGGTTTGGGCAGCTGGAGATCGTGCCAGGTATGTTTGAGGCCATTGTGGCCAATGATGTGCTGGAACACATCCCCAATCTGGTCGATGCCATGACCAACTGCAAAGAGCTACTGAAGGTGGGCGGCCAGATGCGGATTCATGTGCCATATGACTTGAGCCTTGGCGCTTGGCAAGACCCGACTCATGTCAGGGCATTCAATGAGAACTCTTGGCGGTATTACACCGATTGGCACTGGTACTTGGGGTGGCCAGATCGGTTTGAGTTGACAACACTGGAAATGCGTCTCTCAAAGGTGGGAGAAGCACTAGAATTGCCACAAGACGAAATTATCCGCACGCCAAGGGCTGTGGACTCCATGTATGTGGTTCTTACAAAGGTCAAGCCATGATTGAAAATATCACCGAAAATTTATCCACCGACATTGCAGCCACCGAGCCAATGGATGACATGGAGCTGCAAGCGATCATTACGCAAGACCTGACCGATGCGGTGAGCTATGTTGACAGTGATCTGTCACCCACACGCGCCAAGGGGACTGAATACTATCGCGGTGATTTATTCGGCAATGAGGTCGAAGGCAACAGCAAGGTGGTGGCCATGGAGGTCAGGGACACTGTCTCGGCCATGCTGCCAAGCCTGATGCGGGTGTTTTTCAATTCTGAGAATGTGGTCGAGTTTGCACCCCGTGGACCAGAAGATGTGAAGATGGCCCAGCAGGCGACCGACTACGCCAACTATGTTTTCCAAAACGACAATTCTGGGTTCTTAACAGCCTATGCAATTTTTAAGGATTCTTTGGTACGCAAATGCGGCATAGCCAAATTTTGGTGGGAAGATGACGAGAAGGTCCGAATCGAAGAGTACACCGGCCTCGATGACCAGACCCTAGAGATGCTGATGCAAGAGCCTGGTGGTGAGGTCAAGATCGTTACATCCTACCCAGACCCAGCGATTGATGAAGCGCAGCTCACAACTGTAGACCCCACCACTGGTCAGCCAATGGTGATGCCTGCACCGATGATCCATGATGTGCAGATCAAGCGCATCACAAAGGATGGCCGGATCAGGATCATGGCCGTGCCACCAGAGGAATTGCTACTGGACAGACGCGCCAGATCGTTTGACGACTCGACCATCATTGCCCACCGGCAGATGGCCACAGTGGCCGACCTGATTGCCATGGGTTATGACCAAGATGAGATTGAAGAGAATCTGTCAACGACAGACTTGGACAGCAATGACGAGTATTTAGCGCGTCAGCCACTGTCCAC